CGAGAAGCCGATATGAATTGAATAATTGCATCAACATTAAATGTTTGAATATCTCGAGTATATTTTTTTTGCAATTCTCTTGCTAAATGAAATAAACTATTAGCAATTGTTTTCTCTCTTGAAAATAAATGAGTTTTAGTTAATGTTTCCAATGCATATGAAAACACCTCTTCATTACAAAATTTCTTGAAGTGTCTCATCATGGTATGCCCATATTGTCTAATCATATGATAAACTAATGTGCTATGATATAAAGTATTATTTCTCTTTCTTAATGCATACCACATTATAAACAATAATAGATTTGTTCCTGGTTCATTTGCAATATTAAATCCTTGTGCAATAGTTCCTTTATATGTTCTTTTAGCAAAGTCTTTAATATCCTTATCCGTCAAACCAGTGGCATTTAACAATGTAATATATTCTTTTTTATGACCAGGAATGTAACAAGGTTGGGACAAATTATTCACATCAGAAGAAGTAATCCTCAAAACAACTTTTTGAAGATTCGATGGATTTATGTTTGATTTCTTTAGTAGTGTCTCCATTATTTAAATATCTTAATCTCAATATCATCTTCTGTGAAATATATATATTCTGGACCATATTCTAAAAGTTGATCTTGTGTTAATTGATCCAAATCAAAATCAAAGAAAATATTTGAGCCCGGTTTAATCAACCTACAATGATCTACTCCATCAATCTCTTGAACAACATCAATAATTTCAGATTGATATAGATTAACTTCTATACCAAACCTGTCTATGAAAGCAGCAACCAAAGTCTCTCGTATTGTATTAGCAAGAACAGATATAGAACCTGTGTATGTGCTGGTTTGAAATACATCTAATTTTAATTGTAATGGAATTAAATAATTTGGTAGAACCCATCCACCAGAACCGAATATATATTTAAATCCTTTATTTTGAACATAAACCATATCATCAGTATTAGGAGTTGTATAAACCCATTGAACTGCAGTTGCATCAGCTCCAGTTGAATCTGGAGATGATAAACTACATTCGGCAATATCATCATCATGACCTTCAAAATCACCAGTACCATTTAATACAATATATCTTTGACCAGGAGTACATTGACTTCCAGATGGACCACAAGGATCACCCGGATCAGATCTAAAATCAATAACGGGTTGAGTGTTTACATCATTAAGCTGCATATTTTGCATACGGCCAGTTGTATTACCAAATTTTATATTAACAAAGTCAGTCATCATTTTATAATCAGCAAATGTTAAACTGGTTAACAATGACTGTAGCACTTGAGATTCAAATTCTCTTTGATCAATACTATCATAATATTCTTTTTCAATCGTAGGAATGTCATATACAATATTACTGGTTCCATCAATTACAACATTTGATCTTGTATAATTCTGAAGAGATTGTCTTAAAATAAATGTATTTTGATATCTTCCAATTAAACCTTCTGTTGGATGATCTAAGGTAAAATAATAAGTCAACTCACCCTGTTCAATTACAGTATAGTCCGGAAATAGTAAAATAAACTCATTTGCAGATGAGTCATTTACCATATTATATTCTGCACCAGTTTCTAAGATTTGCATTTTTGCTGTAACTAATTCAGGATCTACTGCTGTTGTATTATAAAGAAGTCTAAATAAAGCTTGGCTTGTTCCGCCAGTTGATACAATTAAATCATCTGCATATAAACTATAATCAGAATTAAAACTTGTCACTAAAGTAGGAATTTGTTCAATTTCAAACATGACATAATTATAGTCAGCTACAGTGTTTAAAGTATTGATCTGCATATCAAATAATGTATAAAAATCAACACCGTTAACATTAAGAACTGTTTTTCTTGGAACTATTAAATCATCAAATCCTGTAAAAACATTTCTAGTTGGAACAATTAAATCTTGATATAAAAGAGTGATGAATAAATTTATCTCATTAACTTTAACGTCAGACCGCTTTAAAACAGGAAGCGAATTAGGCCCAATGGGTGAGTTATCAATAATTACATTCGCATTTATATAATCGTTTTCTGTAACTGTTCTTTCAAGGGCAGTAAGATTTATAATAGAATTACGTCTAACTTCTTCTACGCTTTCTTCATCAGCTCCACCAGTCGCTGAAACTGTATTAACAATATCATAACTAACTATTTCTGTAACTCCAGCATCAGTTTCATTGTAAATCCTATCCCCACTTCTGATTGAACCTGCAATTACATTTCCATCTTCCCCTTTAGTAAGAGTTAATGTTGTTCTAACAGTACTTCCCGCTGGAGGTTGATACCCAATAATACCATTTCCAAATGATAAATTTATTCCAGTATCATTTCTTCTAGAAACATATCCTTTTGTAGTTTCACTCATTAAATATAAACTAGCATAACTTGTATATACATCCCAACCAGTTTGCCCTGGCTCTCTAACTTCAACTAAAATGTCAGCAAGTTTTTCAGAAAAAGGAACTTCTGTTGAATAGAATTGATATAGTTGAAGATCAGCTGGAATTTGAAATTCTTGAACATCTGGAGTTAATTGTCTGAAATTTAAAACAAATGAAAAAACATCACCTTCAACTATAACAGGAATATTAAGAACTTTAGTTCCTTCTTGAGCTATTATTACAACTGATGAATTATTTGTAATAGTAACAGTTGTTGTATAATAAGTTAAAAATTCAACCTCGTCATTTGCTTTTACTTTGAATCCTTCTGGTATTACAAAATCGGTAGGATTATCAGCAAACCCAAAAGGCACGGTAAACAAAACATCAACATTGGAGTAAGATCCAAAACTTCCTTCATAACCAAGAAATGCCGCTAAGTTATAAATTGATTCTGGAAGTTGTGCTTTGGTAAGAAAAAATTCACGATAAATAGATGTCTGATAGAATATTAAATTACTTGTAAGAGTAGATAAAGCTTCAACAATAAAGGAAAGAAATGATGATTTAGTAAGATCAACATTTTCTAGTTCAAGATATTTCTTCAATTCCGCTATGATCATATTTCTATTTTCTTCTCTGGAAAGATATACCTTTTGTGAAATAGGTTGATCGGCCATTTTTATATCCTTATACTAGATAGAAACCACTGTTTGAATCAAATAGTGTGCGTTTACATCTATCTCGTAGTATCTGATTTTTAGTTAGAAGTTTAGTTAAATATTCCGCGTCTTCTAACTCGTGAATTTTTTTATCATAATCATAAAATGCATATGTGTTTAATACCTGTAGATTTAAATCATTTTCTGTTACACTTTGCTCAACGTCTACTTTTAGTTTCCAAAATAATCTATCAGCATTTACAGACTTTTCAACACCAGAAACGTTATACACTGGATATGTATCATTCACCGGTCTTAAATAAGCTGATTCTAATTTTATTTTATCATTTGGTAAAGGAGTGAAATTATAAGTGCTTGGAATAACAAATCTTGTTTCGTTTTCTTTTACATAACCTATATCTTGACCATCAAAAGCAGTGGAAATTTCTTCAATATAATATACAGGAAGTAATAATATTTTATCCCATTTAACTCCAGAGAACTCACCAACTCTATCATATGATCCCCCGAAAACTTTCTCATCTTCCCATATGGTTGCTTCTGCATTAACATGATAATAAGTTGTTAAAAATGCGACTACATCCTTACTATAAAAATCATAAATTAATTTTTGATATTCATGAATGTAGTCATATATTCTAGTATATTTTTGTGTTGACATTATGACGCAGTCCTTGTTAAGAAATCAGCAAAAGTAGTATCATCAAATTTAACATCGAGGGTACCCCTCTCTCCTTGATAATTAACAAATATTTTTAAACTAATTCTTTTACCATTATTTGAAATATCAACTTCTACATCTTCTATACCTGCTCTATCATCGTATAAAGTAACTCTATCAATTACTTCTCTTTTTATTGATTCGACGGTAGAATCATCAGACGGTTCAAAAACATATTTATATAAATCGCTACCAAATTCAGGATCATGTAAATAACTTCCTCTTGGTGTTAGTAATATATTATTCCATGAATTAATAATAACACTTATATCATCTATTCTTTTAAAATCTCCAATAGATGCTATAGTCGAAAGATAATCATGTAAACTTTCCTGTGATCCTATAACTTGAGTTTTGAAACGATCAAGTAAATTTGCCACGATTATCTCCTACCACTACCTTTCATAATTTGTTCCTCAATCATCTTTTTCTTATCATCTTCGAGATCCGTTTTCCATTTGAGGTAATTATAAAATCTTTTAATTGGCATATCTACGACATCCTGATACCCTTGCTTGCTCAACTCCATACAAGAAAATATATTCTGTTCAAGGGTTGCTCGATATTTATTTATCGCATCAGAAAGTGTAGACCATACGAAAAAAGTTTGCTACAAGATCTAGA